AATTAGAAATATCTGCTGATAGCACATCTAAATTAATTTCTGGTATATCTAAATCTTTTCTTCCTTCAAATACCTTTAAAGAAAAGTAATTTTTATTTTGCTGAACAAACTGAACTAGATGACGATATAAGTTTTTCGGGAGCGTGTTAATAATCTGCGTATACTCCTGGGCTGTAACTTCACTTAGTATGATTTTTTCATCTTCTATTTCTATACTTTGGATAAGAGAAAAAATAAAGTCCGAATCACCACAATTGAATTGCGTTGGGTAATTTAATTGGTATTTAGCATTATCAACTTCAATTATTTTTGACCTATCCTCTATGTCTCCTATATTTTGTATAATAAGGTCTAAATTTACGTGTATGGGACCTTTGTTAGAAGTAAGAGATATCTCATCTCCCATGCACTGCTGCCGTAGCATAACAAGCGATATAAATTTCTCAACGATGTTTAGATTCTTAGTACAAATGAATGTTTCTAAAAACCCAAGAGCATCACCAACGGCAGAGTCACTATATAGAGAAAATTTTCTTAAATCTTTAAATTAGGAAGTACAAAAGACAGTTGCATATGATTAATTATAGCTGCCTATAATTTTTACAACCAAAAGTAACTGTTTTAACTATAAATTCACTGTCAGCATAACTTAGAGTGCCTCCGCCTTCGACGTTAGTAGGAAACGCCTTGTCAAATATGAAGCCTTTACGTAACTTTCCTTGATTATTGTACTGCTTTAAAGTAATGTTACATTTTAATTGTTGGTTAATTAGTCCGTCTATGCCAATCGCTATTAACCACGGTGTAAAAAAGTCATGGCATATATCTTGATCAGTCTCAATAAAGTTAATAGTTAACTGTCTAGTTAAAAAGCTTTCTCTTTGTGTAACCCCATAACCAGGTAAAAATCCTCCTCTATTTGCTTGCCCAACTTCCTGAAAGGAAGTTTGTTCGCCAGGGATTGTAATGGTTTGAGCTACTAGTACACTGCCATTCTTAGTATAGTCGTCTGGAAACGTCCTTGCTCTCCAATCTTCACCTGCCTTGTTTAATGCTGCATTAATCTGCCCTTTAATTGCATTACTAGTCTCGAAACGTACCTTCCATAAGAACGGATGTGGAATAAAGTACTTTTCATCAGTACTAAATGATTGTAAAAAATCTCTTACCGGGGTGCCAGGCATACTATTATTTAGGGGTTAACCTAGGGGGCTAACCTTTTTCCCAGCAAATTAACTGAAGTCTCTATAATAGTGATAAGCGAATGTAACAGGAAAGTTAACAACCTCACCAGTACCTTCAGCTATGGTATAAGAAACATCACCGATCTCTCTAAGTGAAGCGCCCACTAGCTCAATATTTCTGACATCGTTTAATTGCTTGTCGATCTGTACCAAGTTAATTATTGACTCGTTACCTGGCATACCGTATTGGCCTAACGAATTATCATTATTCCAAACAGCTCTAGAAGCTGCTTCCATTTTAGATCTAAGATCGCAATCTTCATCATGGTAGAATTCTATAGAATATGCAGCAGCATTATTATATGTTGCTCTTCCTGGGAGCTGAAACTCTTGACCAAAGTAGCTAACATTTTTATTTTCTATAGTCCTGCCCGGTAAAGCTGCTGTTCTTGCATAAACTAAATCACTTTCCCCGTCAAATCGAATTATAGATCCAGGTGTAGGCCCTGTTATATCGATTTGTCTAACTCGGAATAAGAAATCTCGTGAAAATTGCTTTTCTGCCGCTCTTGTAAAGAAGTCTTGAATTGTTGTTGCCATATGATTATTTATTAAATGTTTTTATTAACCGCCAATTAACTCTTCGAAATTAGCATCTGTCCTTGTAGCGTAGAAGTTAACTAAGATAAACTCTGCTGTTCTAGTAGGCTTGATGTATATATCAACCACTAGCTCATTAGCATCGATAACTGATGGTGTGTTGTTTCTTTCATCACATACTATCAAGTAGTCATATAAACCTTCGTTGTTCTTAGCCCTTTCAAATATCGGGGTAAGTGTATTAATAATCCTGGTTCTAGTAAACTCTGTATTTTGCTCAAATACGAAGAATCTTGAAACTTTCTTAGTAGGCCTTTCAAGCGCTAAGAATAACCTTCTAACGTTAATTCTATCAAATGCACTTGGCTTCTTGCTAAGTGTCTTTTGACCGAATACTACTTGTCCCTGTGATGGGAAGAACGCTACCGGGTTGAGATTAGCCTTATATAACTCATCTCTTTGCTTTTGATTAGGATTAACTGCAATATCATTAGCAAAGAGAACCAACCCTCTGGTAAAGCCTGCTGGCGCAAACCATGGGAAGGTTGCAGCGTCTGTTCTAGCCATTATAGCTCCAGCAAATCCAGAGAATGGGACCCAAACCTGCTGACCGGAATAGTCATCATAAACTAATGCCCAGTTAGCATAAGTAGCAGCATAAGAAGTATTTTCATTCTCAAACTGGTGCCTAATTGGCCAATACAAATCCTTTTGGAAATTTCTGCTAGTGTTGTCTAACACTTTAGACTCATCACCTAGTACAAATATTTGTCTCAATGGATCAGCAATTAATATACAATCACCTCTACCTCCTCCAAGATAAGGAGGAGAGCAGAATTGCTCTAATTTGTTAAAGATAGTTGAGTAGTTATTTCTTAAACTTCGTGCTGTGCCACTTATATCACCAGATGTTCTAAGTCCGTTAAATGCTTCTAGAACAGACTCACTGGTATCAAATTCATCATAATAGTCACCAGATGCAGCAGCGCAAGCTACCGAGTAAATTGTTCCTAGACCACCCTCACATACAACGTCAATATCATAGATGTCATCATTCTTAACTGCATCAAGAGCTCTTTCAAGTTTTGTAGGAATGTTACCAAGCAATTTGGTAGTTACTTTACTATTAGTATAAGCACCTAGTGGGTATAAATTATCCGCTTTACCAAGCACATCCACAAGACCGGTCATGAGATTTTCATCAATACCAGTTTGTGTACTATCTGAGTTTGCTGTTAACTGTTGCGTCAAAACTCTGATCTTCTTAATGGGATTACCGTCAGTATCTAACGCATCGCTACCTCTTAATCTGTTAGTAATATAATCGTTAATCTTAATTGAAACGTTTCTTGAGTTTGTATCTTTTCGCTCAATAAAGAATGGTACATCTAATCCTCCACGTGGATTAAGCTGCGTTCTAAATTGGTTAATTGATCCAACTATACCATCTTCTAATACATAATCTAACTTAAACGCCTCAGTTGCATAAATTGACTTACGTAATTTAAATACACCTAAGTTTAATACATCATCATCTTCTCTACCATTAATATCGTAATCAGTAAGATTTTCCATTATTTCAGATACTGAGTTAGAAGCTCCAGTTTGGAAATTAGCAGATACAGAGAACTGAAGAATACCACTAGGGATTGTAACATACGAACTAATTGCTGAAGATTCTGAATCTATCGTCTTAACTCTTAGTATACTGTCAAAGTTGCTAGCAGGGTTAAGGTTGGTGTTATCAGCTATTCCAACGTAGTATCCCTCAAATTGATCATTAATTGTTGAAGTCGACTTGTTTAATAAAACTGCTCCTGCACCGCCTGAAGATCCAATGGCACTAAATGAATTCTGTAAGCTAGCTTCTGTAGACCAATCCCATGCCGTGCCTTCAACCGCGCTAAGATATTCTCCTTCGGTAAGCTCTAAGTGAGTAGGATGACCTAACACATAAGTTCCGGATATCTAGAGTAGTACGAATTAACTGGTTAGTGGAAAGAGCTAAAGTCCATGTATCGCCAGGATCTTCATATCCTGGTGTAATTGATTGGATAATTTTTTGATCACCACCGTTATCCTCTGCAGCAGTTAAAGTAAATGTAACTGTATGGTTTAAGACGTTGGTATAGTCTCTGATGGTTGTTTCCGATTCCGATGATCCACCTCCATGTACATGGTATCCAAGTTCACCTCCTGCATATTGTCCTGAAGACAATCTAATAGTTTCAGCAAAAGCACTTATAACGCTACCTATCGTATTTACCCCGACTGGTGACACGTCTCCTTCACCACTACCATTCCAAATAGCACTTCCGTGCGGATCTGCGCTCAATCCAGCCTGAGCATTAAAGTCCACCCACCAATCAGGCATAGTCCGGTCACCAGGTGGTCTTGCAGTAACACCTCCCAGTAATGTTTGTGACCCTAGTGGGCCTACATACCCACTAAAACCAACAGTCTTGGTTAACCCGGCACCTGACGAATCGTAACCTCTACCTATTTGCAATGAAATATACGTACCAGATAAGGCCGCCGCGGCGGCAGTCATCGACCCCAAAAGAATATCTTTATTAAAGTTTACTACAGTAGCACTCAGTGTGTCGCTTCCGGTTGAGCCGGAAACTAGTCTTGTGGGATAAACTAATGCTGAATATTTGGAACCAAACCCATCACCTGTCCCTTCGCCATAAGGCATTCTAGTTGCATATACATTTGCTGGTGAATTTAACAACTCACTAATTGTATAATAAAAATATCTTTCTGCAGAATTAGTTGGAACTCCAAAAATTTGATTTAATTCTTGTTTTGAAGTAATCTTCAACACTTCATCTAGTGGACCTTGTTGTGCAAACCCAGTTACATAAACATTTGTTCCAATATTCTGTGGCGTTGTGAGTGAAAGATCAGATTCTCTAATTTCTACTCCCGGAGAGGTAATCGTACGTTGTGCCATAAAATTATTTATCCTTTTCCAGACAAATAAATTCAAAAATTAATTACTTCTGTGTGTAATTGTGAATAGACAAACGTAAACCCAGCTGAAATCTCATCTGGTGTTTGATAATTATAAGTTATTGCTTCGACAGTGGTAGGAAAAGCCTTGGTATATGTAAATTTTATTCTGTTATTATTAAATTCATCTTTACCGTATATTGTTAAATTTGTTTGATAATCATTAAAATCTGGATCATTTTCATTTATTTCTCTAGCATTATATCTTCCCTCATATTGGTCATGCAATAAATTTAACCATTGATACATTACCCAGTAATTTTTATATTCGTTATCAACATTAAAATTTACACTAACAGGCGGATAAGGATTCTTGCCGTGAGAAGATACGTATAGAGTATTTCCTGCATATCTGTTTTCTACTGCAGGTACGGTGATTTCTGGTACAGTTGTTCCAAAAATAGAAAATTGTACTGAGTCGCTAATAATAGTCGTATTACTCTGACTTAGTTTTTTATTAAACTCTCTTAATATAGGCGGAATATCAAAGACCAACAAGAAT